TCTTTGTCATCGACCTTGAGCTGATTGAGCGGCGCCCGGCGCCACTCGTTGAGCAGCGCGGTTGCGCTCGCGCTCGGCATGGGCAGCGGCGGGTTTTCCAAACCGCCCGGGTTGCCGTCACCGACGGCCATTTGCGTGATTTTCCAGGGAATGCCAAGCGCGTCGGCATTGGCCTGTTTGGCGGCGCCCACCTGGGTGAGGATCGCGTAAAACTGTGAAGTCTGGTCAACCATGATAAACATCCAGATAGTCAATGATGTGCTCACGACCACCACGCCCAATGCTGCCGGTGACTTCAATGTCAGTGGCAGCAGGCGGGTAGATGTCGAGCGTGTCGCCGTCGTAGATCGTGGTAGCCAGGTAAATCGGCCCGGTGGTTTCCAGGCTGATGGCCAGGCCGGTCATGTGCCGACTGACCGGCCTGGCGTCATCGATCAACCAGGTCAGCTCCTGATAGGTTTCTTCGCTGATCCCCTCATCGGACACGCCGACCTTGAGCGCGAAGGTGCCCGGCACGCCTTCGGGTACCGTTTCGAACCATTCGATCACCTCGATCAAATAGCCGAACGGATCAACCACCCGACGCAGCGCGCCGATGGTGCCTTTGTGGGCATGCACGTAGAACGCCGAGCGGATCACCGAACGCTTCACCGCCTCCGACCAGGTATCGTCCCAGCGATCCACCGACCAGGCCCACGCCAGCTGGTACAGCAGGTGCGCCGGGCAGGTGTCGGGGTTGTACAAAGTGCGCAACGGTACTTCGGTGGCGCCCTCGGTCGCTGCCTCAATAGCGCGTTCCAGGTGGGTGCTGTTGAGCGGGAGCAGGCTGCGCATGTCAGCTCCCCCGCGTCACAGTGACGCCTTCGCACCAGGCCGCTTGTGCTTTGGTTGGGCGAATATCGGTCCAGTTGCTCAGGTCGACCCGACTGACGCCGTCGATGTGCAACTGGGCATCCACGCCTGAGCGGGCCACCTCGACGCCGAGACGGCGCCGGGGATTGACCCAAGCCTGTAGACGACGTTTGCACTCGGCCAGCGTGGCCTCGTTCTCCGGGCCGTTACCGGCCATGTACACCACGGCGTCGATCCGATAGCGCAGGATCGCGGCGCTTTGCACGGTCAAGCGGTCGCCGACCGGGCGCACATCGTCGTCGTTGAGCCTTGCCCGCACGGTCTCCAACAGCCCCGCGTCGGCCGTGCCGTCGTCATCCAGGCCCAGTACCGTCACCACCACTGCCGCCGGTGAGGGGCTTTCAGCGGTGGCGTCGGCGACCAAACCTGAGGCGTTGCGGGCATGCAAGATATAGCTGTTACGCGGCCCCGCCGTGGTCAGCCCTTCATAAACCAGCTGGACCCGTTCGCGCAGTGCATCGTCCTCTTCCAGTACCGCCGGTACCGGCGGCACAGCGGCCAAATCCTCGGCCTGAATCACCAGGCGCTGCAGCTGTACGTTGGCAGCCAACTGGTCAAGGTCGCTACCCTGGGCATACGCCAGGAACAGTGCCTTGGCCGCGTCGTTGACCCGCGCCCGATCCTGTAGGCGCCGATAGGCCCCCAGCTCCAGCAGCTTGGTTACCGGATCGCTCTCAAGAAGCGCGGTCCAGTTATCCCCCATGTACTGACGGAAAACGGCCAGCTCGCCTTGATAGGTTGCCTCAAAGTCGAGGTCTTCCAGCACTTGCGGCGCAGGCAGCGCCGACAGCTCGATTGTGCTCATGCCGTCACCTCAAGTATTGCGCTATCGCCCAGGTATTGGCCGGTGAGCTGCAGGGTGATCTGGCCGCCGATCACTGCGGTGACCCTCACTCGCTCCAGCTTCAGGCGTGGTTCCCAACGCCCCAGAGCGCGAGCCACCTCAGCCTGCACCGCACTTTTCCAACCTTCGTTGACCGGCAGGTCGACATAACGGCGCAGCTGGCTGCCGTACGCCGGGCGCATGCGCCGACTGCCGACAGGGGTAGTCAGGATGTCTTCAATGGACTGCCGCAGATGCGCCAGGCCGGAAACAGACTGACCCGAGCGGCGATCCATTCCGATCATGGGCCTACTCCCGCACCTGCTCGAAGTCCGAACGCTTACGCAGGAAAGCGATGGCGGTGGTGTCATCACCCTCCACCGTCACCTTGAATTGCTCCACCAACAGCACACGCCAGTCCGGCAGGACCAACATGCGCGAGCGGTATTCCTTGTCGCGGAAAGTGGCCGGCTGCGCAGGAGTCGGCTCAGCTGCGGGTACCGGCCCTGTGACCGGGTCGTCTTTTTCTGATTTGGCCATGATGTCTCCAGGCACAAAAAAGCCCGATTAAGTCGGGCTGGTTAGTGTTTGTGGTTGGCTGTGTTGCCAGCCGTGTCGATGATCTTGCTGCCACCGAGAATGTCGCCGGTGACCTTTAGTAGGCCATTCACCTGCACCTGCCCCTCCAGGGTGATGCTGGCCGCCTTGATGTTGATCGCGCTGTCCGTCACGACCACGGTGCTGCCACCGACTTTGAAAGTGGCCGTGCCGGTGGGCAGATCGATGGTGTAGCTATTGGCCTGCCAGTCGTAGACCAGCGAGCCGCCATCATCAAAGCGCCAAACCTCGACGTGATCGCGGTTGTCCGGTTGGGCCCCAGCGTTGCCATACAGGCCCGGCACAAAGGTGCCCTGCGCCGGTTCGCCGCTCGGACTGATCAAGGCGCCCTGCTCGTCCAGGCTCGGCGAGCGCCAGTGCCTGGCTTTGCCAGCGGCCTGACTGTGCCAGCGCACCCACGCGCTGGTCCAACCGGCACCGTCGGACACACGCACCATCGCAGCGGCCAGATCGACCGCCACTACCCGGCAAGGAATAACCAGAGCGGCCAACATGCGGTCATGCGCAGCACTGGCGGCACTCATTCCATCGCCTCCGGTGGTTGGTAGCTGCCTTCACTACCAGGGCCAGTGTTAGGGCTGAAACCCCACATCAGGCTGCCAGGTGGCTGGTTCAGCCAAGGCCATTCTTCCTCACCGAGGTAGATGCCCTGGGTCCACTCGACCACCCACACGGCGTAACTTTCCAGCTCGGGCCGGGTCCAGTCCTGGGCAGCCCGTATGAACTCGGCCTGCTCGACCTCCAGCCCCCACGTCTGCATACGCAGCAACACCACCAACTGCGCCGCAGCAAACGCTGCCTGCTGCTGGCATTGCTCCTGTTCACTGCCAACAATGATGCGAGCCTCAAAGCGCGCCTCAACACCAACTTCCCCGGTACCAGGATCGCGGCCTGGCTCCAGCTCCGTCAGCTCCAGTACCACCGCAGGTAAGTCCACTTGCGCAAGCATGTCCGGCATAGTGCCGACGAAGGCCAGCCCTGGGATGGCATCGCGGATCCGGGCCTCGATTACTCCATACAGCAGGTCGAGACTAAAGGGTGGTTCAGACACGGGAAGATCCTCGCAAGTACTTCTGCAGTTCAAAGTTCAGCTCCTGCTGCAGCACCTTCAGCAAGTGCTCATCAGCGCGCTTGGCCCACGATTCGAAGTGCGGCCGCACGTCATCCAGGGATATCTTGGCCTTGGCCAGTGGGTAGCGACTGCCGTTTTCGGCTATCCAACCTGAGCTGGCACCTCCACCGCCAGAGACCTCACTGTCGGGGTAGTCACTGGCCTTAAAGTGCTTACTGGCCGTACGGATCCAGATGTCGGGTTGGCCGCCATAGACCTGTTTGAAGAACGCACCCTGATAGCGGCGACCCGCCACCGAGACACCCGTCCGAGTTTGCCGGGGCCGACCGGCGCGACTGGCCTCAATCGGATTGATGCCGAACCACAGCTTGCCCTGGCCATTGCTGCTAACCGGGTAAGCCCGCAAGCGCTGCCGTACTGCAGTAGCGGCAATACGCTCCTGCCGACTGACAGCGCGAGCGATGTGGGTACGCAACCAGCGCAGGGTCTTGTTGATGGCTCGACGCTGAGCAGCGAGTGCCGCTTTGGGAACCAATGCAGCAAAGTCAGCGAAGGCCTTCAGGTCCGACTGATCGGCCTGCAGCGTGATTAAGCCTGTGCTGGCCGATTGCTTGACGTAGCTACCGACGCTCATGGGGATAACCTCAACACCAAAGTCACCAGACCATCACCTCCCGGCTCTGGTCTGACGATGATGTAATTGCCACCGCCGTCCTGCACGGGCAGGTCCACAACCACTTTCTGACGTTCACTGACGCCCTGGGCATCCGCTACCCGGATGACCAGGTGCGGCTCCCGCAAGCCGGTATTGATTCGGCCGAGCTTGGGCTGCAGCCAGGGCGCCGAGAACATCCCATTGACCTCACGGCCCTCGATCAGCACGGGATCGCCGAGCACATCGAACAC